AAACAGGTGGGGGCGGCACAGGCGGCGCTGGCATCATTGTCATCACCTACACAGCCACCGGCACAACGACAAACACTACCAACTTCTTCCTCCTCTTCTAACTCAGGACCGGTCATGGACGTGCAGACCATCATCAATGTGATCGCCGGTTCAATCTTGACCGTTTTGGGCTGGTTTGCCAGAGAACTTTGGGGCGCCATCAAAGAACTCCAGCGCGACATGCGCGAAATAGAAATCAACCTGCCCAACAACTACGTCAAAAAAGAAGACTTCTCAAAGAGCCTTACCGAAATAAAAGACCTATGCGATAAAATCTTCGACAAGTTGGACAAGCTGAACGACAAGAAGGCCGACAAGTGATATTATCGCGCTACTTGAGGTGAACCGATGACCAACCCATCCACGACGCCGCTTACTTACAATGGATACGTCACGCAGGTGGCGACCATGGCCGTTGTGAACACGACGACCACCAACGGCGTTGTTGTGGGCGTTGATGCCTCGTTTAATGCCATCATTCCGCAAATGCTAAACTATGCGGAACTTCGCATTCAGCGGGACATGGACCTGCTCCAGTCTCAAGTTGAGAACAGCACTTATGCTTTGACGGCAAACTCAAACAAACTGGCCATTGACGTTGATGATTTTGTCACGTTGCAAACCTTTCAAGTCACGGCCGGGGGCGTTTCAACTCCGCTTTTGCCGTCCACCAAGGAATTTCTGCAAAACGTTTACGGTTCGGTTGCGGGCGCCACGGTGCCTATGTATTTTGCCCCCTATGGCGGCGATTTGGCTACGTTTGGCTCAACCACGCAGACATTCATTGTGGGCCCCTGGCCCGACCAAAACTATCCTGTAGTGTTGACGGGCACCGTCCGAATGCAAACGCTGTATGCCAAAGCCACGACTGCTTTGGCCGCCACAGGCGTGACATTCATCAGCACTTACTTGCCCGACCTTTTGATCATGGCCAGCATGATCTATCTAAGCGCCTTCCAGCGCAATTTTGGGCGGCAGGCGGATGATCCGGCCATGGCACAATCCTATGAAAACCAATATCAATTGCTGTTGAAGGGTGCCACCATGGAGGAATACCGCAAGAAATTTGAAGCGGACGGGTGGACGTCCGAATCTACGCCGGTTGCAGCAACGCTGACGCGGGGGTAAATTATGCCCCATAATTCATTCAAACTCATTCCCGGCGTTGACCAGAATAAGACGCCCGCCCTTAATGAGGCCGCGCTATCCACGACCAACCTCATCCGTTTTGTGCCGGATCGTTCGGGCCTGGGGCTAGTCCAGAAGCTTGGCGGCTGGACCGCATACGGCAACACGCCATCGACGCCATACCCCTCTCCTGCGACGATTACGCGGGCCCTATGGGCCTGGGAGGACACCAACGCCGTCACTTATCTGGCTGCCGGCAATCAAGCCGATACGACGCTCCTGCAAGCTTCTTTGAACGTGATGAGCAATGGGTCGTTTTACACGATCACCCCCCGGACCCTCACAACTAACCCGGCGGCGAATGCGGCCACGAATTTCTCGACGACGATCAATAGCGCGGTTGTCACGATTACGGACACAAACATCGCGGCCACTATCTATGACAGTGTGTTCATTTCTACGCCTGTAAGCATTGGCGGCATCGTCCTTTCGGGTTTTTATCCAATCATTTCCGGCACTGGCGTGGCGGGAAATCCTTACACCATCCTGTCCATTGATTTGCTTGGCAACCCTCTGGCCGCGACGTCAAGCAGCACAACGGCGGTGACGCCTTCGTTCGCCGCCACCAGCGGGCAAAGCACAATCAGCGTCACGTTGCCCGATCATGGATATTCGGCAGGCAGCACTTTTGCCGTGTTAATACCGTGGTCTGCGGGCTTTGGCGTAACTCTGTTTGGAAATTACATTGTTCAGTCGGTGACGTCGAGCAGTGTGTTTGTCATTCAAGCACCGCAAAACGCCACGTCTACCGGGTCCGGCTATCTCAATAACGGCAACGCAAACCTTGTTTATTACATCGGCACTGGCGCCATTCCGGCCGGAACAGGATACGGCATTCTTGGTTATGGTACCGGCGCGTATGGTTATGGGTCCACGGCTACGCCGACAGCGGGCATTCCGATTTATTGCAACGATTGGACTTTGGACAATTGGGGGCAAATTTTAGTCTCCTGCCCAGTCCCTGCTTTGGCCGTCAATCTTACAACCACGGGCGCTTCAGGTTCGGCGGGAACGGCAACGCTGACGTATGGNGGGTCTTATATTATCCCCATTGGTAATGTGATCACCGTCACCAATGTAGCCCCGGTTGGATATAACGGGATTGCTTATGTCACGGGCTTGACCGCCACATTCACCAATGGATCAACGGCAATTACCGGTTCTGGTTTCCCTACGCTTGTCGGGACGCCCTTAACCTTCACAACAACGGGCGCCCTGCCAACCAATTTCTCGCCCGGCACAATCTACTATATCAAAACCAGCACCGGAACTTCGATGACCGTCGCCACTTCTGTGGGCGGCACGGCCGTAAGCGCCGGAAGCGCGGGCTCTGGAACGCAAAAAGTGGCGTTTGGTGGCCGCGTATCATACGCCAATGCTACCACAGCGGCTTACACGGCGGCAGGCCAGATTGTGACGGTTGACCCGGCATCCGGGCCAATCTTTGCGTGGGACCCAACGTCTGGAAGTTCTTACGCCACGGTTATTCCCCAAGCGCCTCCGGTCAACGACGGCATTTTCGTCGCCATGCCGCAGCGGCAAATTGTGGCTTGGGGCTCGACGTTCACCGGCATTCCAGATCCTTTGCTGATCCGTTGGTGCGATGTTCAAAATTATGGGGAGTGGATTGCCCAGTCCACAAACCAAGCAGGATCATACCGGCTTCCCCGTGGTTCGCGCATTGTGGGGTGCATTCAGGGTCCGCAGCAGGGGTTGATTTGGACAGACCTTGCCGTGTGGTCGATGCAATACACCGGGCAGCCGTATATTTACAGTTTCAACGAAATATCCACGGGCTGCGGGTTGATCGGCCGCAAGGCGGCGGGGAGTTTCAACGGCACCGTCTATTGGATGGGGCAATCGCAGTTTTTCTCGCTTTCTGCGGGCGGCGTGACGCCCGTTCCCTGCCCGATTTGGGACGTTATTTTCCAGGCTCTAGACACAACCAACCTTGATAAAATTCGCGTTGCTGTCAATTCTCGCTTTGGGGAAGTAACTTGGTATTACCCGACCACAACAAGCGGTGGCGAAGTTTCCAATTACGCCAAATATAACACTCTTATTGGGCAGTGGGACTTTGGAGTTCTTGGTAGGTCTGCTTGGATTAATGAATCAGTCCTTGGCCCTCCTATCGGTGCTGATCCATCTTCTCTCGTCATCTACCAGCATGAGACGTCAACTGATGCGGGCAGTTCCCCCATGCTTTCTAGCTTTCAAACGGGGTATTTCGCGCTGAATGAAGCCGACTTGAAAATGTTTATTGATGAAGTGTGGCCCGATATGAAATGGGGCTATTACGGCGGCACCCAAAGTGCGACAGTATCTTTGACCTTTTACGCGACGGATTACCCTGGCACGACGCCAGTCACTTACGGGCCGTTCACTCTCAACCAATCGACTACGTTTGTTTCCCCGCGCATGCGTGGGCGCCTCGTTTCAATTGCTTTGTCTAGCAGCGATTCCGGCACGTTTTGGCGCATTGGAAACATGCGTTATCGTTCGCAACCTGATGGGCGGTATTAATGGCCAGTCTTGACGACATCCTGACGACGGCAAAAAACATCGTCACCGCGCTGAACAACGAATCGCAAACGTCTTTGCAGATTGCTGGCACGAAGAACGCCACAGGCATGACAGTGCAGACTGTTGTGTCGGCCAATCCTGGGCGCATTGCCGTAATTTCAGTCGCCGTGGCTGGTTCTACCACTTGCAGCGTCTATGACGCCTCCAGCGTTGTCACAGCAACGTCGAGCAGGCTTCTGGCCACCATCACCAACACGGTTGGCATTTACGTTGTAAACATGCCCGTGACCTACGGTATCGTGGTAACGCCCGGCACCGGCATGACCATCGCCGTCAGCTATTCGTGAGGATGACATGCC